TTTTTTATAAATATCCTTATAAAGGGTAATTTAGAATTAAGATGAAATCTTTATCGCAGTCTGATTATGGACTAATTCGAAGTTTATATCAGGATGTTTATGCTCCTGATATTGCAGAAAGTATTTTAGATGAATTTACTGATGAAGATCTTGATGATCTTACAGATGAATATATCGAAGAGCAAGTAATAGAATTCTTCCAAGAGTGCTTGGAAGAAGGATTAGATATTGATATTGTAGAGCAAACGATTTGTGAGTCTGTTGATACCGAGTTAGAAATTCTTACTGAGGTTACAAATCCTGCACAAGTTGCTGCAATGAGAATGAGGGATAAAACCTCTGCAGCATCTGGAGAAGGTCAGAAATCAGACAGAGATGCTGGAGCAGCTGCTAGAGCAAAACTCAAAGTATCTAAGCAAAAAGTTGGAAGTGCTTCTCCCGAAAAGAAAGCATCAAAACTTTCACAAATTAAAGGTGCAGTTAAGAAAGTAGGTCAGGCAGCAAAAGGTGGTATAGGTCTTGCTACAAGAGCAGTAGGAACTGCAGTGAGAGCAGGTAGTGCAGTCAAGAGTGCTGCTAAGAAAGGATATGAGAGAGGAAGACAAGGTTCTGGTGGAGGTTCTTCAAGTTCTTCTTCTGATAGTGGAAGTTCTTCATCATCAGGCACTGGTTCTTCTAGTTCTTCTGACAGTGGAAGTTCTTCATCATCAGGCACTGGACCATCTTCCAGTTCTTCTAGTGGTGGTGGATCGTCTTCTGCGACACCTAAGAAGAGAAAGGATGGTCTTCTGAAGAGAGGACTTAAGAAGGTCGTCAGAGGCATTACAAAAGGTGTTTCTGCTGCTGCTGGTGCAGTTAAGGCAGGTGCTGATTCACTTACAGATAGAGCAAGGAAAGAGGATATGAATTACAACAAAGAACTCGCAACAATCAAAGAACTTTATAGACAAGTTTGTAATCATCAAGAAGAAGAACCTGAGCAACTTGATGAAGCAGATTCACTTGCTGCAATGCAAGCAAGAAGAGAAAAGCGTCTTGCCGCACAAAGAAAACGTGAAGGCACTAACGACAAGGGAAAAGACTTTGGTCATGACTATGTTGCGAAGAGAAGGGAAGATAATATGAAAAAAGAAGAAGTTGAAGAGTATATTGATTTCCTTATTACTGAAGGATATGATTGCTCTGACCTTACCTGGAATGATATGTATGAGGAGTATGAATCTTTAGATGAAGGTTTACGTTCTGCAGTAAAGAGACTTCTTGGTGGGAAAAAGAAAGAAGAACCAGCAAAACCAATGAGTAGAGGTGACGAACTTCGTAAAAAGTATAATGTTGGTCCAGAAAGGTCTGATACTTCTGCTAAAGCTCAAATTCTTAAGAAGACCCGTGCAAAAGCAGAGAGTGATCAAAAAGAATTTGGTGGTTCACGTTATTCTAAAGGTGTTGCAGATAGATCAAAAGCAGCACATGAACGTCAATTGAAAGGTGGTTATAGTAAGTATGGTGCTGATGATGCGAGAGGCAGTGGTAACAAAGCACGCAAACGTGCCGCAGCTTTAACTAAAGAAGAACTCGAAGCAACCGGTCTCTTTACTGTGAAAGAGATTGAAGCACTTGTGGAGTCAGAGAATGTTGATGAGGCAATGAGTTCTTATGATCGCAATCGTAAGAGAGCAGCACAGAGAGCAGCAGATAGAAATGCTGCGAGAGCTGCTGGTAAGACTGGTGTAGTTCCTGGTGTAGGTTATGTAACCCCTAGAAGGGAGAAAGAAACTTATACTGACGAGAAAGGAACCGTCCGTCATAAGTCTGGTGCTAAGAACGAAGAATTTGAGCAACTTGATGAAGTCTCTGATAGAAAAGTTAGAGCAGTGAGAGATGCTCGTGAAAAGCAGTGGAATAAGCAGTTTGGTAAAAATCGTGTTAAAGACCCAACAGATGATATGACTGATAAAGTCGATAAGTTGATTGACCAGAGAAACAAAAGAACTGGGTCTAAAGTGAAAAAGACTACTATGGGTCAGTTAACAGACAAACATAGGAAAGAAGAACTTGAATTAGATGAGAACCGTCGTGCTGCCAGTGCTGCTGGTGGTTACAAAGATGACTCTAAGAAGCAAACTGATCCTTCTAAGGCAGGTTTCACCGGTATTTCTAATAGTATAGCAGATATCATGAAGCAGAACAAAGAGATTGAAGCACGTAAGAAAAAGTGATATAAAACTCACATAATATTCCAAGGGGGCTTGACAAGTCTCCTTTTTTTATGTAGACTAGGTTTGTCCCCGTTAAAGATAAATAATAGCTCATTGAGTTCTATACAATGAGTTATGAGAATTCTTGGATATACAATAATGAACCTTTTGAGTCTGATGCTATTGGGAACTACTTTGGTTTTGTTTACTGTATTACCAATAAGACCACCGGTAGAAAATACCTTGGAAGGAAATACTTTTGGTCATTCAGAACCCCACCAGGAAAAAAGAGAAAAGTAAAACAAGAATCTGATTGGAAGAAATATTATGGTTCTTGTCCTGAGTTGAAGGAAGATATAAAAAGATATGGCAAAGAGTTCTTCAGTAGAGTAATACTAAGTCTTCATGAGAAGAAGGGAGATTGTAACTTTGAGGAGACCAAGCAGTTGTTTCTAAATAATGTGCTATCAGAGGCACTTGACAACGGAGCACCAGCATACTATAATAGCAACATTCTCGGCCGTTACATGCGGAAAGATTATGGAAATTTTGGAAAAGACTCTACAGGTGACTCATGAGTGGGCAGTTGACAGACTGCACATTCTCTGTGACATGAAGACGGATGATGTGCTAAAATCTGTAGAAGATGCTCATGCGATCCAGTCAGAGTTTGCCGAATGGTTAGACCCTAATCTTGAGGATCATGAAATCTACTCACTCGAATATCTTGGAGACAATGATTAAAGCATTTTTTGGAATTGGAGTTCTTGCAAGTGTATTTGCAATTCCTTCCCCACCAGAACCTGAACAAGTCAAAGTAACGCAGGAACCAGAACCTCTAGAGGAAATTCTTATTGAAGAAGAGACTTGGAAATGTCCTAGTTGTACACCTAACGAAAAAGTTGTTCTAGCAGCACTACAGGAGCACACAAAGATCTCTGATCGTAATGCTCTTGCTACAATCATGGGAAACATTCAGCAAGAATCTAAATTCATTGCTAATATCTGTGAGGGTGGTGCTCGTGTTACTTATGAAAATTGTTTGAGAGGTGGTTATGGATTAATTCAGTGGACTTCTATCAATCGATATAGAGGACTTGGAAACTTTGCAGTGAAGTATGATTGCAATCCAAGTGAATTAGATTGTCAGGTCCGTTGGATGATTAATGAACCTATCTTCCAAAGAGTTCTTCCACAATTTGAAGGTGGTGGACAAACGGTATCTTATTACATGAGACCCGCATACTACTGGTTAGGGTGGGGTATCAAAGGTAATAGAGAACTTTATGCATATGACTACACTAAGAAAATGGTATGGGCATGATTAAAAAACTTAAATCACTTTTTATTAAAAAAACACCAAAAGTAGAATGTTTGATTGATGACTTGGAAGCACCATTATTTGAATGTGGGTCAGGACATTTTACTCAAGGATATGGTTCTTTTGTAGGGCAGTTTGCTCCTAAGTATTTAAAAGATGATCCCTGGTTTGGTCCGGCAGTTTTATCCGAACCTCAAATGACTGTCAAAGAAGCATATGAACATGCAGTATCTGACAGACAACTCTTACATGAAAATGAGACAGTAGAACCAAAAGATATTCATGAAGTAATATATAATATTGCTACTAGTCATGGGAAAACTACGACGCAACTTGACCCCACTCCACAATTTGGAAGTGGTTCTGAGAACTTTCAGGAAGGTTGGCAATCTGGAACTGGTTGGGAGCAATTTAGATGATTGATGATTGGCGTTATAGTGAACAGAAGTTGAAACTTCGTGAGTCTGCACTTAAAGTTCTTCTCACTAAATATGGTAGTCAACTAAAAGAATCATTGCCCGAATACAGTAATCAATCAATGTATGAATGTACTCATGATTGGGTATCGCAAGGTAATGTAAATACTAATGGCATTATTAAATACTTTGAGGCATATTATAGATGAAAAAACTTTTACTATCTCTTCTCGGATGTGCCGTGCTGACTGGAACAGCATATGCTGGAGATGAAAAAATAACCAGAGGATACAATAGTAATGATTCTTTAGGATGCATGATGTTACGGGAATGCACCGATAATGTTCAAAGAATCTCAAGTATCAAAGATATTCAAGATAATTATCCCAACTCTGATTATTCTGCTGTTGCTACTGAGTTTAATGAGATGTTGGACTCCCTTGATAAAATCGGAGTTATGGTTTTTCTAGGAGATCAGAAATATTTTCCGATAGGTAATCGTGGTGTTTATCATACTGTAAGTAATAACTTTTTTCTGAATGATGCATTTATGGGTAGACAATCTACATTGATGAGTGTGGTTAGACATGAAGGATGGCACGCTGCACAAGATTGTATGGCAGGAACAATTAATAATTCACTGATTGCTATTATTCTTCCTGAGGATGATGTTCCTTCTATTTGGAGAGAAATTGCCGAAAAAACTTATCCAAAATCTGTTGTTCCTTGGGAAGCAGAAGCATCATGGGCAGGAAGAACTGAAAATATGACTGCTGATGTTCTTGCAGCATGTGCTACTGGTAAGATGTGGGAAATTTATGAACCGACTCCTTTGACCCGTAAGTACTTAGTGGAAGAAGGTTACATTACTAAATAATATCATCCTAAACAGATAACCTGCCAAGAAGAGTTTTGTGAAACCTCTTGTGTTATAATGGTGAACTCTTTGTTGGATAACAAAATTTAAGTATGACATCTTTAACTAGAGATATACTAATTAAGACTATCGTTGCTGAAGAAATGAAACTATGCGATAGTTTTGATTATAAAGAACAATTACAAAAAACATATCACAAATGGGAACATGAATCCAGTGATAGATTGTGTCAAAAATTTAATCAAATAGAGAAAACAAGTATCACAGTTGATCTTCTTAAACCATAAATATAAGAACCTGCAGGTTTTTAATGGACGAAGAAGTTAAGAATCGAGAGATAAAAAATAAAAATATTTTTGGTAAACTTAAAAATC